CAATCTCCCCCAGTAAGATGCCCGGCGGCAAAAAGAAAGCCCGTCGTGATGACACTGACTTCACCCAGTTCAAAGAGGGTGGTAAGGTCAACGCGGCGGGTAACTACACGAAGCCAAGTCTTCGCAAGAAGATACTGAGCCAAGTCAAAGCCGCCGCGACTCAGGGTACGGGAGCTGGAAAATGGTCAGCCCGTAAAGCGCAGCTTGTGGCCAAGAAATATAAAGCCGCAGGCGGCGGGTACAGGGACTAAAGTGAAAGCGCCGCAGAAATCCCTCAAGGACTGGGGCGACCAGAAGTGGCGCACCAAGTCTGGCAAACCGTCTTCCAAGACGGGGGAGCGGTATTTGCCCGAGAAAGCCATACAATCACTCAGCCCTGCCGAGTACGCTGCAACCACAAAGGCCAAGCGTGCCGGTAAAGCAGCAGGCAAGCAGTTCGTGGCGCAGCCCAAGCGTATCGCAAAGAAAACAGCAGGGTTCAGATAATGGCAACTTCCGGCACCGCAGCATTCAACCTTGACCTGACAGAACTGGTCGAGGAGGCGTTCGAGCGCGTCGGTAGCGAGTTGCGTACGGGCTATGACTTAAAAACTGCACGGCGTTCCCTGAACCTGTTGTTCGCTGATTGGGCCAACCGTGGCGTGAACATGTGGACGTTCGAGCAGGGCTCCATCACGATGGTTCCGGGCACAGCTACATACAACCTACCGTCAGACACCGTTGACCTTCTGGAACACGTCATCCGCACGGGAGCAGGTAACGCAGCCACACAGGCCGACCTGACCATCACGCGTATCAGCGTCTCCACCTACGCCACCATCCCCAATAAGCTGGCCCAAGCCCGTCCGATTCAGGTCTGGATTGAGCGTCTTCAGGAGACTCCGCGCATTACCGTGTGGCCCATCCCCGATGCCAGCCAGACCTACACGTTCGTGTACTGGCGTATGCGCCGCATTGATGATGCTGGTAGCGGTGTGAATACGATGGACGTTCCGTTCCGGTTTATTCCCTGCATGGTGGCGGGACTGGCCTACTACTTGGCCATGAAGGTTCCCGGTGGCGTAGAGCGTCTGGGCATTTTGAAAGAGCAGTACGATACGGCGTGGCAGTTGGCCGCTGACGAAGACCGCGAGAAGGCGTCTGTACGTTTCGTGCCACGTCAGATGTTCATTGGAAGCGGTACGTAAGTGGGAAACCGTTTCTCCTCTGGCAAGAACTCGATTGCCGAGTGTGATCGGTGCGGGTTTCGGTTCAAGCTGACTTCCCTGCGGAAAGAGACCGTCAAGACGAAGATACGCGAGATTCTGGTGTGCAGCAGTTGCTGGGACCCGGATCAACCGCAGTTGATGTTGGGCATGTATCCGGTAGATGACCCGCAGGCGGTTCGTGATCCCCGCCCAGACCGCAGCTACGTGGCCTCTGGCCTGTTGGCGGATGGTTACCAAGGGCAGGGTAGCCGGAACATCCAGTGGGGCTGGAATCCGGTCGGAGGTTCTCGGTTTTTTGATGACGCACTGACGCCAAACCTCTTGGCTTTAGGCGTGCAAGTTGGTACAGTCAGTATACAAATTGGAGCGTAAAATGGCATTCAAATCAGCAGCAGACGGCATAGCCTCCAAAGGCAAGACCAAGGGCAAGAATCTGGGCGACAGCGGCCCCTCCGTAGCCATTCAAAAAGGTGGCAAGGGCGGTAACGGTGGCAAGACCAACGAAGAGATGCTCAAACTGGGCCGTGGTCTGGCCAAGGTCGCAAACCAAAAGCGAGGTTAATCATGGCTACAAAGAACAACTTGTCGGCTGCGTCCTACGCCAAGCCCCACACCATGTCAGGTAAACCCGTGACTGTGGAAGCCAATCCGGGTAAGCTGCCAAACCGCAGCAAGCTCGATACCGTTGACGCAACTGTGGGCAACATCAGCAAGTCCGCCGGTAGCGAGACAACCAAAACTGCGGGCACTGTGACTCGCGGTAACGGCTGCGCTACCAAGGGCATCACCGCCCGTGGGCCAATGGCATAACTAGGGTTTACCCGTGAACTATACGCAGCTCGTCGCGGCCATTGAGTCGTACACGGAGAACCAGTTCCCAGTCACGTACTTGGCGGACGGCTCTACCGTGTCCAGCACACAGCAGATTAACCGTCTGATTGAGCAGGCCGAGCAGCGTATATACAACTCGGTGCAGTTCCCGTCGATTCGCAAGAATGTGACCGGCAGCATCACGGCCAACAACAAGTATTTGGCTTGCCCAAACGACTTTCTGGCGGTGTATTCCATTGCGGTAATTGACTCGCTGGGTGTGTATGAGTTCTTGCTGAACAAAGATGTGAACTTCATCCGCCAAGCATATCCCCAGCCAACAGATACGGCGCAGCCCAAGTATTACGCATTGTTCGGGTCGCAGACCAACGACCCAAATGAGTTGACGTTCATCCTTGGCCCCACACCGAACCTAACGTATGGTGTTGAGCTTCACTATTACTACTACCCTGAGTCAATTACAACTGTTGCCTCTGGTCAGACATGGCTGGGCGATAACTTTGACTCTGTGCTGCTGTATGGCAGCTTGGTCGAGGCGTACACGTACATGAAGGGTGAAGCTGACCTTGTTACGCTGTACAACACCAAGTACAACGAAGCCCTTGCTCTGGCTAAACGACTTGGTGATGGACTTGAGCGGTCCGACAGTTATAGAAGCGGGCAATACCGTGCTCCGCCTTTGCCCCGAAACAATGGGGTCGCGTAATGGTAAGGCACAATCGCCAAGCAGCCAAAGCCTTAGGACTACCCAAGTGTTACGGCTCTCCCTGCCATAAACACCCAGAGCTTGAGGGCTTTCGTCGAGTGTCCGGCGCATGTGTTGCCTGTGCCAAGCAAAATCTGCAAAACAGTCGAGCGGCAAATTTAGAACGTACAAAAGTGCAACAGGATAAGGACCGCATCAAGCTGTTGCAAAACCCAGTTTATGTTGCTAAGAAACGCATTAGTGATACTGCCTACCGAGCCGCAAACAAGGCGCAATGCCGTGCAGTTATCGAGGCATGGAGCGCACGCAACCCCGAAAAGGTAAAAGCGTACGCAAAGAAGACCAAAGCGTTTAACTCTGGTCGTGTGCTTGCACACACTGTAAAACGCCGCTTGGCAAAAATAAAGCGCACCCCCGTGTGGCTAACATCAGATGACCACTGGATGATTGAGCAAGCATACGAGTTGGCCGCAGTCCGTACCAAAATGTTTGGTTTTGCTTGGCACGTTGACCATATCGTCCCGTTGCAAGGTAAACTCGTCTCAGGACTTCACGCCCCCAATAACTTGCGTGTCATACCCGGCGCTGAGAATATACGGAAGTCCAACCACTTTCAGGTAGCTACATGACCATCGCACAAACAGCAACGACCAGCTTTAAAATTGAACTGCTTCAGGCAGTTCATAGCTTTGGCCCCACGTCCCCTGACACGTACAAGATCGCGCTTTACACGGCGCTGTCAACGATTGGTCCCGGCACTACTGTATATACAACAACGGCTGAAGTTGTCGGTACGGGCTACACGGCTGGGGGTAACACACTTGTAATCTCTACAAGCCCTACGTCTGGCAACAACAACCTTGGAGTTCCCACTGCCTTCATCAGCTTTGCCAACTCATCTTGGCCTGCCTCGACATTTACAGCCCGTGGTGCATTGATCTACAACAGCACTGAAAGCAACAAATCTGTAGCGGTGCTGGATTTCGGCGCGGATAAGACCGTTTCTAACGACACGTTCCAAATCATTTTCCCAACCGCCGATGCCACCAGCGCAATCGTGCGAATCAGCTAAACAGGAGCTTACATGCCAATCGAAAACAGCCAAACTCAAGATGCCGTGCAAGCAGGCATGATCGCCAACAAAGCGTCAACTGAGCAAATGGGGGCCGGTGGCGTATACACCGTTGAGTGCGTCGGCGCTGACGGCCAAGTCAAATGGACCGACACGTTCCACAACCTCGTGATGAACGAAGGCGTGCAGGACATGAACGCCAAGTACTTTAAAGGCGCTACGTACACAGCCTCGCCCTTTCTTGGTCTTGTCACTGGCCCCGGCTCGGGAACTACATTTGCCGCAACAGACACGTTAGCATCCCATATTGGCTGGACTGAGAGCACGGATTACGCAGGCGCACGCAAAGCAGTCACGTTTGGCACGGCTACAACAGCTAATCCATCAGTTATATCTAACTCTGCGTCCCCATCGTCGTTTGCCATGAACGCCACAGTTATTGTTGGCGGTGCCTTCCTGTGTACAGTGTCGAGTGGTACGTCCGGCATCTTGTTTTCCGCTGGTGACTTTACGGGCGGCGACAAGCTCGTAGACAGCGGCGATACACTGAATGTCACATACACTTTTTCGCTGACTGCTACTTAAAAGGCGGCTAGGTGTTTGGTGATGCAGCTTTTGCTCAAGCTCCTTTCGCCGCACTTGGCGCGAGTGGTATTGCCTATGACGTAGAGGTAGCCGAGACGGGGACCGTGATATCGGATTCTGCTTTGGCAGCAACGTTTTTTGTAGCTACGAATACCGAAAGTAGCTCTGGTGTAGCCGCAGTTAACACGATCAACAACATCTTCAATAGCCTACTTTCTGGGGCGGCATCTACGGCGTCCACTCAGGCGGTACAGGTAGATTTTGCAGGGTTAATAGCAGAGGCGGCTTCCACCCAAGCAGCCCAGACGGTTATTGCAACGATGTTGGCAAACGCATCTGAGAGCGTTACAGCACTTGCTACACCTACAGCTAACTCGGTAGTTTTTGCAAGTATTTTGGAAGCAGTTTCAGGGGCAGACGCAAATATTGGAACGAGAACCTTCCTTGTCGGTATAACCGAAGCGGCTTCCGGGGGGAGTGTTGTATCAACCAGCGCGGTCTTTGTCGGAACAGTAGCGGAAATGGCTTCCGCAGTCTCTGCGCTGACGGTTTTGCGAGAAGCTAACGTATACCCTAACGGAGTTCAGCTTTACGTTTACATCGGCGGCGTGCTTGTTTGGGCAACAATCAACGACAGTCAGACGCCAAACTGGCAAAATATAGGCAGTACGCAGACCCCCGGCTGGAGCGTTGTAGTGGACACGCAGGCTCCCGGCTGGACCATCCTGCCATCGTAAGGAACAAAAATGGCTTTAGTTGTAAAAGATCGCGTACAAGAAACCACGACTGTAGTCGGCACGGGGACAATGACTCTTGACGGTGCAGTCCTTGGCTTCCAAACATTCGCCATCATAGGTAACAGCAACACAACATACTACGCAGTTGCAGACGCCATCACAGGGGACTGGGAAGTTGGCATTGGTACGTACACTTTGTCTGGGACTACGCTGTCTCGTACAACGGTATTGGAGTCCAGCAACGCTGGGGCGCTGGTTAACTTTGCCGCAGGCAGCAAGAACGTATTCTGTACGTACCCAGCAGAGCGTTCGGTGTACTTGGACTCAGCAGGTTCTTACCCTGTACAGAGCACATTCAACGCTATTACAGCCGCATCCATTGCACTGACTACTGGAACCATTACCACAGCACCAGCCGTTAGCGATGACATAGCAAATAAATTCTATGTGGACTCTATTGCGGCGCTGGGTATTGTCTACCATGAGCCTGTTTTTGTAGAGTCTCCAGTTGCTGCGGGTAATCTGAATGCCACGTACAACCAGCCGGGCGGCGCAGGAGACGGAGTTGGGGCCACGCTGACCAACGCAGGAACGCAAGTTGCGTTGACTATTGACGGGGTGTTGATGACTACGGGTAAGCGGGTGCTGATTCACAACCAGACCAGCGCATTCCAGAACGGCGTTTACACGGTTACGACTGTCGGCACTGTCTCAACTAACTGGGTTTTGACTCGGGCAACGGACGCAGACACTTACGCGGTTAATAGCCCTGACTCATTGGGTCAGGGGGATGCGTTCTATGTCCAAGCAGGCGATACGGGCGCTAGTAACCTGTATGCTGTAAACACTGTTGGGACTATCACGTTTGGCACGACTGCCATTACGTTCGCGCTTATTAGCGCGGCTTTCCCATACCTTGCGGGTACGGGTCTGAACCTGAGTCCAGCCACTACGTTCAACATCTCCAATGTTGGCACAGCAGGCACGTATGGCTCCTCGTCCAACGTCCCTGTATTCGTCACCAACGCGCAGGGTCAGGTAACGAGCGTCACGAACACGGGCATCGCCATCACATCTGCGGCAGTCTCTGGGCTTGCAGCATCAGCTACAACAGACACAACCAACGCAGCCAACATAACCACTGGCACACTTCCAGCAGGTCGTATTGCAGGCACGTATAGCAACCTCACAGGTACGGGCGCACTGGCAGCGGGTTCGTTGGCAACAGGGTTCACGGCAGTCTCCGCCCCACTGGGCGGCACAGGCTTAAGTTCCTACACCATCGGCGACCTGATTTACGCAGACACATCAACCTCCTTTGCCAAACTGGCTGACGTAGCTGTAGGTAATGCCTTGATTTCTGGCGGTGTCGGCTCGGCCCCAAGCTGGGGCAAGATTGGCGCAGCTACTCACATTGACGGTACGCTGCCCGTACTCAATGGCGGCACAAGTCTGACGAGTCTGACGGCTAATAATGTCATCTTGGGCAACGGCACAGGCGCACCGCTGTTTGTATCTCCGGCTACATCGGGTAATGTGCTTACTGCTAACGGCACAACTTGGATATCGGCACCAGCAGGTGGTGGTGGGGGCCTGACGTACGTCTACAAAACAGCCAACTACACCGCCGCAAGCAACGAAGGCGTGCTCTGTGACACCTTGGCTGGCGCTTTTACGGTAACGCTGCCCGCTACACCCGCTGTAGGTGTTCAAGTAATAGTTGCGGATGCTGGTGGTGCTTGGGGTACGAATAACCTCACTGTGGACCGCAATGGCTCGCTTATCGCTGGCCTAGCCGAAAATCTGGTCTGTGACATTGCAAGCGTAAGTGTCCAGCTTGTTTACGATGGCACGAGTTGGGAAGTCTACGCGCAGATTGGCGTTAACGGTGGCACACTGGTAACGCTCAATGATATTCAGACACTGACGAATAAAGACCTGACTTCGGCGACCAACACTTTCCCGACGAGCTTGGCTACTCTTGTCGGCGCACAGACATTAACAAACAAGACTATTGCCTTTGCAAATAACACCTTGACTGGTGTGCAAGCCGAACTGGTCTCCGGCAGTAACATTAAGACGATAAACGGCACGACCCTGCTCGGCGCAGGCGATTTAGTTGTGGCGTCAGGTATCCTCACCATCAACAATAAAGTTGCCGCCTATACCGTAGTTGCTGGCGATCTGGGTAAGGTTATCAACTGCACCAGCGGCACGTTCACGGTATCGCTGACGGCTGCGGCCACGCTTGGGGCTGGGTTTAATGTTACGATTTGGAATACTAGTGCAACCTCAACTGATGTAATTACTATTGACGCATTTGCGTCGGAAACAATTGACGGTTTGCAAGCGGTAATTCTTCGCCGTGGCGAAGGTATGGAGATTGTTTCTGACGGCTCAAACTGGCAGACGGGTAACAAAAAGGTAATGCGGGCATACGCGGAAAATATGCTTAGTACTGCCTTTAGACCAACAGCTTCTGGAAACGGGGCACTAGCTATAAGCTCAGGCGGACTTACATCCATCGCCTCTAATTCTGGCGCTATAAATATTGGCGGAGGTACTTCGTCTGGAACAAATTCACTTGGCATTTTAGGAAGCCCCTCCGGTACCAATAGCACGGCTATTGGACTTAACAACGGTTCTCAGTATGCCGTCGCTACCGGCTCCGGCGCAGTGTCTCTTGGCGGCTCTTACGCATCTGGTACGGATACGTTTGCTGCTGTTATTGGAACCAGCTCAAGCTCTTACGGAACTTCGAACTCACTCGCTATTGCAATGGGCTATATTGCAAAGGCTGCATATGCTAGCGTTGCCATTGGGGCAAGAGCAGTAGCCTCCGTATCTAACTCGATATCTATTTGTAGTAGTTATTCAAGTTTTGGAAATGTGTCTTCTGGATTTAATTCAATTACTTTAGGGGATGGCAACGCTGCAGCCGGTACAAGCTCTGTTGCATGGGGGTTCGGGGCAAATGCCAGATATATTAATGGAAAACAGGTATGGGCTGGCGGAAGTTTTAATTCTACCAATGCTGAAGGAAGTTCGCAGACGGGGCAAATAGTTTTGCGCGGGGCTACAACAACCGCGATTGCGGCGGTTATGTCTTCTGATACTTCAGCAGCTTCTACCATCAACCAAGTTATTCTCCCCAACGACAGCACCTTTATTTTTAGGGGCCAACTTGTTGCTCGCAATACGGGCAGTGATACAGATAGCATGGTTTGGGAGTTTAAAGGTGGTATTCGTAGAGGAACTTCCGCTGGCACAACAACTTTAATTGGAACGCCAAGTATCGACCTTATTGCATCTGATGGGTCGGCATGGACGGTTGCACTAACCGCAGACACTACTAACGGCGGACTGGCAGTTACGGTTACTGGCGAAGCTGCAAAAACCATTCGCTGGGTTGCAACCGTCCGGACAACAGAAGTTACTGGATAATTAAAGGAAAAATCATGGCAATTCAAATCGACCTCCAGCAATCAAACTTTGGCGTCCCATTTGCGGGCGCGTACTTCCGCATTGTCACCGCATCAATTAGCCGCCAACGTCAGGAAACCCCCCGCCACAGCGTGATGATTGACATAGTGGGGTATGCCACCCAGCCAACCAACGAGGACACCAAGGACGTAGATTTTCGCCGCTACCACGTTGCCGCCTCTGAGGTGTACGCGCAAGCAGGTGATAACTTCTTGGCCCAGTGTTACGCATGGGTGATGGCACAGCCTGATATGGCTGGCGCAACAGGAGTGTGAAATGGCAGTACTTTCAAACATCATCACGCCGTCAAACGTCTTGACGGCTACCAACACCGCTACGCTGACAAACAAGACCATCAGCGGTGCAAGCAATACGCTGTCCAACATATCTGTAGCCAGTGGCGGCACCGGGGTTGCATCGCTGACAGCTAACAACGTCATCTTGGGCAACGGTACGGCTGCGGTTCAATTCGTGGCCCCCGGAACAGCGGGCAATGTTTTAACCTCTGACGGCACGACATGGAGCAGTTCTTCCGGCGCTGGAAGCCCGACAGGACAGGCTTTTTATGGTTTTGGTGCTGGCGCATATTCATGGACGGTCCCTGCGGGTGTAACTAGTGTTTGCGTGGTTTGTATTGGCGCTGGTGGAGGTAGTCAGGGCTCAACATGGTCGAGCGGTGGCGGTGGAGGCGGTGGACTGGCATACAAAAACAATATCGTAGTTGTTCCCGGACAAGTCTGGACGGTAAACGTCGGACTCGGTGGCGATGTTGGCCGTGGCATTCAAAACGGTGGAAGCAGTTCTTTTGTAAGCCCCACCTTCGTGCAAGAGTGCGTAGCAAACGGCGGCGGATCCACTAGTGGTGGTAGCGGTGGCACTGCCCTTGGCTATGATGGCGGTGGAAACGGTGGAGGCGGAAACGCCAACTATGGCGGCGGCGGAGCAGGCGGCTACTCCGGAAACGGCGGCAGTGGTAATGCCTCCGGTTCGGGGGGAGGCGCAGCGGGCGGTATTACTTACAGCTCCACTTACGGATCAGCCGGTGGCGGGGGTGTGGCACCTTTTGGGCAAGGTACTTCAGGGAGTCTTAACTATGGGGGTGCCGGAGGTTCTGGCGGAGAAACAGCTTCAGCGGGACAAAACCCGTATACCTCCTTTGGTAATGTTACTCGCCCCGGCGGTCGTTATGGTGGCGGTGGCGGTGGCAGTGGTACTAGCGACCCCGTAGGCCGGGGTACTCACCGAGGCGCTGATGGCTGTGTTCGTATTATTTGGGGCACTGGACGGTCCTTCCCCTCAACTGGTACAGGAGATATGTAAATGCACCACGTATTATTCAACTATGTCGTGGACGGGGTAGTGATTGAAGGACCCATATCCTATGCAACCGTTTGTGAACGCACGGGGCTAACAGACACGCCGGGCTTTGCAGAGCTTGGTTACCATGAGCACATGCCTGTTCCAGAATTCATACCTCCTACCAGCGAACAAATAGCTATGGCTGTGCGGAATATTCGCAATCACCTTCTACAACAGTCCGATTGGACACAGTTTGTCGATTCCCCCCTTGCCAGTGAAGAAAAAGCACTGTGGGCCGCATACCGTCAGCAACTTCGTGATATGCCTGCAACCAGCGCTCAAGTGGCGACTCTTGAAGAGATTACTTGGCCTGTTGCACCTGCTTGAGTAAATCTGCCAAAATACCCTGAACTGAAGGACTTACATGTCAAGCACCTACTCCCCCGATTTACGCATTGAACTCATTGGCCCCGGCGATCAAGCGGGCACATGGGGAACCACGACCAACACCAACCTCGGCACTCTGATTGAAGATGCTATCGCGGGTTACGCTACGGTGTCGGTTACTTCGGCGGACCAAGCATTCACTGCACTGGACGGGGCCGCTGACCAAGCACGAAACGCAGTCATCGCCCTGACCACCACTACCACGGCAAACTTTGCCGTGTACACGCCACCCGCGTCTAAACAGTACATCATCTACAACACCACCGCCTACACGGCCACGATCTACAACTCCACAGTGATTGGCAATACAACGGCTGCGGGCTTGGGAGTTGCAGTACCGGCGGGGTCAAAGCTGGCAGTGTTCAGTAACGGGACTAATTTCCGTTCTGTCGATGCTCCCGGTTTTGTTGGCGTGCTTCCAGTGGCCAACGGAGGTACAGGACTTAGCACCACTCCGAGCAACGGTACGTTGCTAATTGGCAACGGGTCAGGCTTCTCCGCCGCTACCCTGACGGCAGGGGCCAACGTGACAATTACCAATGGCGCTGGTTCTATTACCATTGCGACCACTTCCGCCAGCGCTCCCATTCCTTCGGGCACGGTGATGTTGTTTGTCCAGTCTTCGGCTCCTACGGGGTGGACTAAAAGTGTTTCCCACGACAACAAAGCCCTGCGGGTGGTGAACGGCAGTGTCTCTTCCGGGGGCTCGGTTTCGTTTTCAACGGCTTTTTCAAACCAGTCGGTTAGCGGCTCTGTTGGCTCAACAACACTCAGTACTTCGCAGATGCCATTCCACAACCACAGTGCAAGTGTCAGTGATCCTAGTCACGTACATCAAAACGGGTTTGATGCGTTTGGAGTAAATGGGTATGCGGGGGCATTTGGCGGAAACGGCATAATTACTAATACCGCAGCCGCTGTTACAGGTATTTCTGTAACCGTTGGTTACGAAGGCAGCAGCGGCTCGCACAACCACTCGTTTTCTGGAACCTCAATTAACTTGGCGGTGCAGTATGTTGACGTGATTATCGCTACGGCTAACTAAAAGGATCGAATATGCGTGTAACTATTATTTACCCAGACCGGGCCGTCACCAAAGACGGGCTGACATACAGTAATTTAGCCTTTACGCTTCCCAACAACATCCACGCCGTGCAGTGGTTTGAAACGGAAGGCGAAGTGGAAATCTGCGATGCGCAAGGCCGGATGGTGGAAAACAAAACGATAACAGACATAAGCCCGTTTCAATCAGCGCTCGATGCTTGGCAGCTTCGTCACGATACCCCCGCTCCTGCGCCCACACCCGTATGAAACTAGAAAAGGGCAATTTTTGTCCCCTCATTAAAAAAGACTGCGTAGGACTTCAGTGCGCTTGGTTTGTTCAGGTCCGTGGGCACAATCCTAATACGGGGCAAGAAGTTGACGAATGGGCCTGCTCGATTGCGTGGATGCCCATCTTGATGATCGAGAACAGCCAGCAACAACGCCAAACCGGGGCTGCGGTTGAAACTTTCAGGAACGAGATGGTCAAAGCCAACGACACCAATCTGCGTGTGTTAGCCCATACTGCAAACATGATTACGTCGAACGCGCCGCCACCTACCAAGGCGCTTGAGTAGAACCCAGCTTTATGATCGACCCCTTCACAGCCCTAGCGGCAATACAAACGGCTGTGAAGCTGGTGAAGACGGCTGCCCAAACCGTCAAAGATGTGGAGTCGCTCGGCCCTGTACTGGGTAAGTTTTTCAGCGCCAAATCAGACGCCATCAAGGTTGTCCAGCAGTCCAAGACCAGTGGATTCAAGGGCTCTGCGATGGGTAAAGCCATCGAGCTTGAGCTTGCCATCGAGTCAGCCAGAGCGTTTGAGGAAGAGATCAAGATGCTCTTCTTCCAGAGCAACAAGATGGACGTGTGGGCCAAGATTCTGGCCCGCGCTGCAAGTATCGACAAAGAAGCAGCACATGAGGCCAGACGCCAGCGCGAGGCGGCTGCAAGGCACAAGAAAGAGATGGATGAGGTTATCACCCTTGTCCTGATGTTTGTGGTTCTGGCGCTGGTCTGCGGCGGTGTCGGCTGGATCATCTACAAAGCTGTGCAAGAGTGCGGCGGTCGGTGCTGATTGTGAGTAATGAAAATATGTTTTCTAACTTTGACCTGACTAAAGCCATTGGCGCAGTTGCTGCCAGTATTGCCGCGCTTGGCGGCGGTTACACCTTGGCCGACAAAATTGGGTGGTTTGACAGGGCCATTATTGAGTGGACACCAGAGCATTTCAAGATTGTTGCAGAGGCTGGACAGCCCATCAACGTAACGGTTGCCCGTATTAAAAAGCGTGATGACTGCTCAGTGGAGGGCTTTACCCCAAGCATCAGAGACGCAGCAGGTATGCTGCATGAAGCAACAACCACGGCGAGCAAGTTCAGCGGCCCAGCCGGGCCAGAGATTGACACGTTCACCTACCAGTTGACGATGGTGCGAAAAGAAAAGATTGCACCCGGTAAAGCCACCTTGCTGGCGACCATCAAATACAAATGTCCAGAGGGCGAGCGTATCGTTCAGTACCCTCGCCATGCAAATCTAAGTTTTGACTTGAAAGGCTAAATATGTTCCCCCTTACAGCACTATTTGAAATCGGCGGCAAGCTCATTGACAAGCTCATCCCAGACCCTGAAGCCAAGGCCAAGGCCCAGATGGAATTGGGGAAGATGGTTCAAGACGGTGAACTTGCCAAGATGGCGAACGACACCAAGCTCTACGAAGTCGAGCAGGAGAACATCACAGACCGCTGGCGCTCAGACATGGGCAGTGACTCTTGGATGTCTAAAAACATCCGCCCAATGGCTTTGATTGCTATCTTTGTGGCCTTCTTCCTGTTCACCATGATGTCTGCGTTTGGCTACAACGCGCAGGAGTCTTACGTCCAACTGCTGGGCCAGTGGGGGCAGATCATCTTCCTTGCCTACTTTGGCGGACGCACAGTTGAGAAGTTGGCTGACATGAAAATGGGTAAAAAATGAAAGAGAACTTTCCCGCAGCTTTAAACGCCCTGTTGAAACACGAGGGCGGCTACGTAAACCATCCGTCTGATCCGGGCGGCATGACCAACCTTGGCGTTACTAAGCGCGTCTGGGAGGAGTGGGTCGGCCACAAGGTGGACGAGAAGCAGATGCGTGCGCTGACCCCTGAGCTTGTGGCCCCCTTGTACAAGAAGAAGTACTGGGATAAGGTCTGCGGTGACGAGTTGCCGACTGGTTTGGACTTGGCTGTGTTTGATCTGGCCGTTAACTCAGGTCCGGGCCGCGCTGCCAAGATGCTGCAAAAGGTGCTGGGCGTACCCCAAGATGGTGCTATCGGCCCGCAGACGCTGGCAAAAGCGGTAAATGTTGATAGCAGTAAACTCATAGCCGATTACAATGCTGAAAGGCTGGCGTTCTTGCAAGCCTTGCCTACATGGGGCACCTTCGGCAAAGGTTGGGGTCGCCGCGTTGCTGAAGTCACTGAGCAAGCTACCCACATGACTGCGTAAGGAGTCCCCGTGCCACTACAAAAACTCCAGTTCCGACCCGGTGTAAACAGGGAATCGACCACGCTTACCAACGAAGGCGGATGGTTTGAGAGCGACAAGGTGCGTTTTCGTTCGGGTTCGGCTGAAAAAATTGGCGGTTGGGTTTCAGATGTTGGGGTATCTAACGCTGTGCTACAACCCCCAATAGGCTCGTTCTGGGGTGTCTGCCGTTCATTGTGGAATTGGATTACGCTGTCCAGCTACAACTTGCTGGGCCTCGGAACTAACCTTAAATACTATATCCAAAACGGCACCGGCGGTTTTTTCTACGACATCACGCCAATTCGCCAAACCACCACAGCGGGGGATGTAACCTTCGCAGCCACGACGGGCTCCACAACCCTGACAATCACCGATGCCGCGCACGGAGCGCAAGCTGGGGATTTTGTGACGTACAGCGGCGCGGTGAGCTTGGGTGGGGTCATCACAGCCACCGTGCTCAATAGAGAGTATCAAGTAGTGGCCGTCACCAGCAATAACGTCTACACAATTACTTCTGCGGTTGCAGCAAACGCTTCGGACATAGGTAACGGGGGCTCGTCTGTGGTTGGCGCGTATCAAATTACAACGGGCTCGGACATCTACACCGTCAGTGTGGGCTGGGGTGCCGGTGGTTGGAGCGGAATTACAACGGGATTTACAAGCACTGGATGGGGTTCTCCTGCTCCGTCAGGTGTGGGCCTTGGCGTGCAGCTTCGTCTTTGGAGCCAGTCTAATTACGGTCAGAACCTTATCTTCAATCCCCGTGGCGGTGCGCTGTACTACTGGGCAGTGAACGCCAACCCCAACATATTTGACCGTGGTGGGATTCTCTCCTCCACAAGCTCGGGCGTTTTCCAAACAGATGTGGATTGCCCGTCGATATGTAACTTCACAATGGTGTCGGACGCCTCCCGCTTTGTGCTTTCGTTTGGCGTAAATGACTACGGTTCGGTGATTCAAAACCCATTGTTAGTGCGCTGGTCAAACCAAGAAGACTACACAACGTGGACCCCTGCAATTACCAATCAGGCGGGTAGCTACCAACTTAGCCACGGCTCGTCCATCATTACGGCTTTGCAAGCCCGACAAGAAATTTTGGTCTGGACGGACTCCGCGTTGTACTCGATGCAGTACCTTGGCCCCCCGTACGTCTGGGGCTTTCAAATCCTTGCGGACAATTTGTCGGTTGTTGGACCCAATGCGGCGGTGACAGCCAACAACATTACATACTGGATGGGTGTTGATAAGTTTTACATGTACTCTGGTCGCGTTGAAACGCTCCCTTGTACCCTGCGTTCGTTTGTTTACAACGACATCAACATGTCGCAAGCGTTCCAGTTCTTTGCTGGAACCAACGAGGGCTTTAATGAAGTCTGGTGGTATTACTGCTCGGCCAACTCTACTGTCATTGACAGGTACGTTGTGTACAACTACCTTGAGCGTATCTGGTACTACGGCACGCTAAACCGCACAGCTTGGCTGGACAGTGCCTTGCGTGTAGAGCCTATGGCGACAACGTATAACGCCCAGCTTTTGTACCACGAGACTGGTGTAGATGACGGCACAACCAACCCGCCTTCGCCTATTACTGCGTACGTGCAGTCTTCTGACTTTGACATTGGGGACGGCCACAACTTTGGCTTTGTTTGGCGCATCATCCCAGACGTGACCTTTGATGGCTCCTCGGTAAATGCCCCCGCGCTGGACTTCACGGTTCGGCCACGGCAATTCCCCGGCTCCAACTACGGCAACTCAAACAACCCAACAGTCGTTAGCAATCAGTCTTACGCGGGACAGCGTACGTACAACGTGCAGCAGTTCACTGAACAGGTCTATGTCCGGGTCCGGGGTCGCCAGATGGCGTTTAAAGTTAGCTCCGACACGCTGGGCACGGCATGGCAATTAGGCGTCCCCCGCATTGAAGTGCGTCCGGACGGCAGGAAGTAAGCATGAGCAACCCCCTATTCCGTGCTCCCCGCCTACCCACTCCCCCGGTTGAATACGATCAGAGGTTCATGGAGGCTTTGCTTAATGCCTTTCGTCTGTACTTTAACCAGTTGGACAACCCCGGCTCCGTTCTGGCCTCAACGCAGGAAGTCAACGGGCTGATTACCACTGCGCTAAGTTTTAGCCAGCCAGACCCCACGACACCGGGGACTTTGCGAATTAGCTTGCCAACCCAAGTAAATTTAGCGGCTGGCGATCTAAAGACAGGTGACGTTTACTACGACACCTCCACATTTGTGTTAAAGGTAGCCCCGTGATACCATCAAACTACCCCCGATTTCAGAGGCAACCATGAATCAAACTGCACAAGGGCTTGCTGCGCTTGGCCGAGGCCCAGACACCATGCTCGTCCACATGGCCCCGAGCGAAGTTGCGAGCCTACAAGCCCTTGCGGAGAAGCACGGAACCTCCTTGACAATCAATCCGGAAACAGGTTTGCCGGAGGCACTCAGTCTAAAATCCCTTTTGCCAATGGTGGCGGGTTTTGCGCTTGGCCCTGCGGGCTTTGGACTGATGTCTTCTGTTGGCGCGGGCCTTACAGTTGGCGGCATTTCGGCGCTCACATCGGGCAGTTTGCAAAAAGGCCTGATGGCAGGTCTGGGCGCGTACGGCGGTTCTGGACTAGGCGAAAGTTTGATGGGCGCAGGTACAAACGCGCTGTCTTCTTCCGCCGGAACTAACGCAGTTGTACCCCCCGCCGCTGAATCAATTGTTCCCCAAGCCGTTATGCCTGCGACGACTAATGTTGCGGCGGCAACTCCGGATATTTTTGGGGGCACGGCAAACGAAGTGGCTAGCGCATATGGGTATTCACCAATACCCGCAACCAATGTGGCGCAAGCAGTCACAACAACAACGCCAGCACCTAATTTAGCGGATTTGGTTCCGCAAGCCGGACCTTCGACCGGCGATTTTGCGCGTTTTGACCGCGCTTTTAGCCCCGGCTTAGGTGCCAGCCCAACGGACAAACTCGGCGCGGGTTTTCAGGCGGTAACAGACAGCCCCGGTGCCGCGTGGGAGTTTGCTAAAAAGAACGCCATGCCGCTCGGTGCTCTTGGTATTGCGGCGCTTTCCGGTATGGAGCAAGAGGGAGGCGGCGAAGGACCACCACAACATCCGGGCATGATTCGTCCGTACACGTACTCCCGTACCAAAAACAAAACCGCGTTCCAAGACGTGGCGGGCGCACCGATGTCGTCCAAAGAGCGTCAATACTTCAATGATGCGTACATAGCAGGGACTCCCTACAAGGCTCCCGGCCCTGAATACATGGCTGCTGGCGGTCCCGTTGAGGCTATGTCGAACGCAAACGTAATTGGCTCCGACACGGGCTACCCGCAGTCAGACATTCGTAATGGTGCGTATTCCAATCCGTACCAACAGCCCGTGGCTCAGAACGTAGTAACCGGCGTGCAAGGCGCGGGCATTAACCCGTACACGGGGCAGATGGCGTTTGCTGGCGGGGGAATTGTGAATTTTGACAATGGCGGCTCTGTTGGTGGTTACACGTTTAACCCGAATACATCCTTATACGAGCGCGACGCCAACGACTCTATTTACGAAAACGACAGCATTGGCGGGTACGCATTTGACCCCCGCACCGGGACGTTTACAAAGGCAGGGCTTAAACCCGTTGTAGCACCTGCACCCACTGCAACTGTTGGGGATATGAGTGTTGGCGGTGGCGGTAGTGACAGCTATTACAACCCAACTCCCGGCCCAAGCCAGTACTCAAGCCCATACGCTGCAAATTCTTTGACCGGCGGATTGGTGCCGAGCCTCATAGGTATGCAAGAACCCGCGTTTAATGTGCCAGTGGAAGATATGGGAACGTACGCCGCCGCAAAAAATGACGCTATAGCCGGGCTTTCTGCGCATCAATCTGCTCAAGCCGAGGGCGGTGAAGGCATTGGAGGGGGGGATATTAGCGGCCAAAGCGAAGGAACTCCAGCACTTGCGCGTGGTGGTTTAATGGCACTTGCCCAAGGTGGCATGTCCAATCTTGGCAGTTACTCCGATGGCGGCAGGCTTCTGCGCGGCCCCGGTGATGGCGTGTCTGACAGCATCCCTGCAATGATTGGCCGGAAACAGCAAGCCCGCCTTGCCGATGGTGAGTTTGTGGTGCCTGCGCGTATCGTGTCCGAGCTGGGTAACGGCTCCACCGAAGCTGGCGCTCGTCAGTTGTACGCCATGATGGATCGGGTGCAGAAAGCCCGCAAGAAGTCGATTGGCAAGGGCAAAGTAGCAACAAATTCCCGCGCAGCAAAGCTGCTGCCAGCGTAAATACTTGAGGAATACAGATGACTACACCAACACAATCAACGATAACGCAGACCAGCATCCCAGACTACGCCAAGCCGTATGTTGAAAAAATGCTCGGCAAAACGGAAGCGCTTTCTGAGACTCCTTACCAGACCTACGACCGCGAACGTATAGCCGGGTTTACCGACTTGCAGAATAAAGCGTTCCAAGGCGCTCAAGGGATGCAAACTTCTGGCCTAACGGGTCTTGGCGGGCAGTATGCGGGCGCGGCCACATTGGGCGCGTTGGGGACAAACTACGACCCGACCCAGTTTCAAGCGGGATTCAATCCGTCACAATTTCAAGGCGGACAGTTTGGGCAGCAAGATGCCCAGCAGTACATGTCTCCGTACATGCAAAGCGTTGTTGACATACAACAACGAGAAGCCCAGCGCCAAGCAGACATTGCCGGTACTGGCCGCGCTGCGCAGGCTACACAACAAGGTGCGTTCGGTGGTGGCCGTCAAGCCGTTATGGAAGCCGAAGCTGCGCGTAATCTGGCAACCCAGAAGGGCGACATCCAAGCGCAGGGCTTGCAGTCCGCTTACCAGCAGGCTCAGGCGCAGTTCAATGCAGACCAAGCCCGCCGGATGCAGGCCCAACAGTACGGAGAGCAATCCAGACAGTACGGCGCTGGTCTTGGTATGCAAGCGCAGCAGCTTGGCGAGCAGTCCAAACAGTACGGCGCTGGTCTCGGTCTCCAAGGTCTTCAAACGGCTCTTCAAGGTGCCGGTCAATTAGGTGCGCTTGGCGGCCAGCAGTTTGCTCAGGGCATGGACATCAACAAGCTCCAACAGTCTTACGGCACGCAGCAACAGCAGCAACAGCAGAACATCCAGTCGCAACAGTACCAAGACTTCCTGAACCAGCAGAACTACCCGTACAAGCAGTTGGCGTTTCAATCCGATATGCTGCGCGGTTTGCCGCTGTCACAGGCGTCTTCACAGATTTATCAAGCACCTCCATCGGCACTTTCTACAGCAGCAGGTCTGGGTACGGCTGCACTGGGTGCGTCTAAACTAGGAATGTTCGCCAAAGGCGGCGCAGTGCAACAACGCCCTGCCGGGCTGGCCGAGTTGGCAATTTCCAGAATGGCGTAAGGGTAAACCATGATTAACATTAGCCCAACAGAAAAGCAACTGATTGCGATGACGCCTTCGCAGCGGAAGCAGTACGTGCAAATGCACAAGAACAATCCGTACATCGTGTCTATGGCGCTGAACATCGACAACCACGAAAAAGCGATCCGCTTGGCGGATCAGGCACGCAATATACCTGCCGAGCAGCCCAAAGTTGTTGACCAGTTTCTTGCCCAAATGGGTACCCCTCCCCCGCCGCAGATGCCCCAAGCGCAAGCCCAGCCAATGCCGGAAGACGTAGGCATCGGCGCTCTCCCCGCGCCCAACATGCAGGGCATGGCCGAGGGCGGCATCGTAGCTTTTGGTAATGGCGGTGATGTGCCGGGCTTTGCGGGCGGTGTATATGTTGGTGAAGGCGGCGAGTATTCTGCGGACCCCCTGACTGCGGAAGAACTTGCCCAGCGCGACCCTCTTGCTCGCCTGAAACAGTTTAGCGCATGGGCCGGACGAAACGTCGAACGCGACCCGGTTACGGGTGAGGTAACACGTAAAGCAAACATAGCAGCGCCCGTCATGGGGCCAGCAGTGTCTGCCGCCTACCCAGATGAAACTCGTCGAGGCGCTGCCGCTAATTTGCTACCTGCCGCTCCCGGCGGCAAGCCTCCTCCCGTTGCTGGTGCTGGTGCTGGCCCCGGTGCTGGCGCTCCCCGTGCGGCTGCTGCCGCTCCGGCAGGCTTGTCGTACCTTGACCAGTTGAAGAAGGCCCAGACAGCGATGGGGCCAGCCGTGAACCCCGAGCAGGCGGCAATGGAAAAGCTCGTGGGCGAGCGCAACCTAGGCGCGACTGAAGCCAAGAAAGAACTTGAGGCTGACATTGCATCCCGTGCTGACCAGTTCAAAGGCCGGGAAGAACGTATCGGCAAGCGCGAAGCCGAGCTGGGCAAGCAAAAGGACTCGAACACAGGCATGGCATTCCTTGAAGCCGGTCTGGCCATGATGCAATCCAAAGGTCGGGGCTTGGCTGGTATTGCCGAAGGCGCTGGCGTTGGCCTCAAACAATACTCGTCCGGCCTCAAAGACTTGAAAGCGGCGCAAGAGAAACTGGACGACGCCCGTGATCGCACAGACGAGTTGAAACAGAACCAGTCCACGATGGACAAGAGCGCCGTACGCGCCGCAAACAAAGACATTCGGGACGCGTCTATGGCCGGGCAGCAGTCTCTGATCGACGCTCGCATGAAGATTTACGGCGAAAATAAGGCAGATGCTCGCGCAGCGGTTACCAGTGACATGGCGGTTAGTCAGGCTGCATTGGATCGTCAGAACCGAATCCAAGTTGCCAGTATGCCGGGCGACCAGCAAAGAATGCTCACGGCGCTTGGCGGTAAAGGCGGGCTCGAAGCGGGTCTTGCAAAAATGCAGGAAATCCAAGCTGACAAGACCGGCGCTACTTACGCTAAGTTGTTCACAGAAACTGTGGCAGAAGCAAACAAAGCAGGCACAACCCCGCCGACAGCCGCACAGTTTGCAGCGAGCTTGCGCCAACTGGCAACGGCAATGAATCCTGCAAAAGTTCCTCCACCAGTAAACGCCACTAGTGCGTCACGCACCTAACTGGCATAATTCCAAGCAGGGGCTAGTACGGCGCTACCCCTGCCTTTTCAGCCGAACAATTTGGTGAACACATGGCAAAAGCACTCCCCCTTCCAGACGGCACAACTGTAGCTATTCGTGAGGGGGAAACCCCGGCCCAGACATGGGAGCGTGCGCAACGCATGTATCCCGAAGCGTTTGGAAACGTAGAAGAAAAAGCCAAACCAACACAGGACACCACCGGATTTAAAGCCGCTGCTTCCGCTGGCGCTACTCGTTTGGGCGGTGAGTTTGAACTACTCAAAGGCAAGCTCGGCGTAAAGAGCGAAACCGAAGCGCAAAAAGAATACGAAGCCGCGCAAAAACGCGCACAAGAGCGCTTTACACCCACTGAAAAAGGCTGGACGGAAGCGCCGTTCCAAAAGTTCAAAGAAACCCTTGGCGGCTCCGTTCCGTATATGGTAGCGCCTGCTGCCGCGGGTCTGGCCGCATTGGCTGCACCTGTAGCCGCTCCCGTAGCTGCCGGTCTTGGGTTGCTGGGCGCGGGTGCGGTATCTACCGGCCAGTTCACCGGCTCCAATCTTGCCGCGCAAATGGAAACAGGCAAGACGCTGGAGGAAGCCAGCCTCGGCAAGGCGGTCGGCGCAGCGATTCCACAGGCGTTGATTGATACGGCAGCTATGGCGCTCTTGCCCGGTGTGGGCAAGCTCTTCGGCTCTGTAGGCTCCAAGCTAACCGCAGAACAAGCCAAAGCAATCGCCTCACAGACACTGGCCCGCACCGTTGCGGATTACACAGCCAAGACCGGCATGGCCATGGGGCGCGAAGGTGTTACGGAAGTTGCACAACAGGTTCTTGAGCGTTTGCAGGCAGGTTTGGAAATTACCGACCCCGAAGCCCGCAAAGAGTACATTGACAGCTTCATTGGCGGCGCTGTCTTGGGTGGCGCAATTGCCCCTGTTGGCCGTGCATTTGAACGCGGTGGTGCCAAAAGTCAGGCCGCTGCTGAAGACCGCAAAACAAAACTTGCTGCAAGCGCAGAAGAGCAGCGCGTTGCCTCTGAAGCCGCTGCCAAAGAGGAAGCGTTCAGAAATTCCCCTGACTACGCGCTTAAAGTTGCAGAAGACTACGCCGCTGCCGAAAAAGCTAAAGCCGACTTACTGGCCCAAAAACGCACGATTGTTGAAGGGTCGCCTACTGAGACTGCGGACAAAGCGTTTAACACGATTATTACCAAACAGCTTCAAGCGCAAGCGCCGGAGCTTAAAGCGCTCGGTGACGAATATGTCCGCCTTGAGCCAACCATCAAGGATGCTGCCGAGCAAAAGCGTATTGCGGCCCTGACGCCTGAAGAGTATTCGCTGGAGCAGATGAAGCAGGTCTCTGTACCCGAAGGCGTCTCGACCACGACGGGCGAGCAAGAAAAAGCCGCGCCCCCGGAAGACGCATACGTGGCAGACCGGATTGCGCTGGCCAAAGACCAGACAAACGACACCGCCGATGTCGGTGACTATGTTGACTACTTGATGGCCAACCAGCGCATGGCGCAGAGTATCGTAGAGAATCAGACAGCGCTGCCCGGCCTCAATCGTGAGGAACAGAACGCTGTTCGCGGCGGTTTGAAACTGCAACTGCAAGAGGTTGCTCGGCAACGCGCTGCCGCAGCTCAAGCCGGTACTGCCGCATCTCAAGCTCGTGTTGGCACCGTAGAGGAAGAAGAACAAGCCGCCATCGAAGAACAACGCCGTGCGGACGAAGCTGAAGCTACCCGCATGGGAACGGAACGCGCTGACGCAGAACGCCAAGTTCGTATCGCTCCTGAAGTTGAAGGTATTCAGCGTCTGGGCAAAGCGCCCGAAGGCACATGGAGTTCTGCTAACGCGGACGCTATTTTCCGCAGCATGTACCAAAAGCAGGCGGACGAGAAGCAAGTTGATAAGCTTCTGTCAACGCTACCCATGCGCTCTATCAGCACCCCCGGTCAAATCTATTCCGGTATGGGGTTTGAGGCAGCAAGCCGCCGTGACTTGCTTACCCGCATGGCCGTTGCCAAAGCGCACGCTGGCGTGGAAGACGTGACGCAGCTTCGGCAAGAACTAGCCGCGCTCGACTCTCGCCCCGCGCAAAATACCGATATTGCGGAACGCCTCCCCGGTGAGGGCGTGCTTCCCGAAGCAGAAAAGAAAACCATTGCGGCTGAGAAACATGCTGACTGGCAGAGCCAGACCCTGCGCGAGTTCATTCGGTTCCTCCAAGACCGCAAGCAAGGCAAAGTGCGCGGCACGCTGCGGGCTAACCGCGAAGAACGTTTGGCCAAGGCGTCTGTTGAATTCAAAGAGGCGTTTGCTAAAAGCCACCTTGAAGAGATTGGGGCGCGACTGGATGCGTTTGGCCTCCCACCACTGACTGCGGTTGAGAAGAAGATTGCCGAAGGCCGCGTCATGCGAAACCTGAACGAGCTGGAACAACGCTGGGGCGAGGCTCCGGCCAAGGCACCTGCGGGACAGAAAGCGTTTGCTGCGCCTGTGCAAGCTGTGGAAGTTCTGCAAGAGCAGATTCGCAGCGGTATGTTCAAAACGATCAACGATGCTGCTGAGCGAATCAACTTGTCACGGCGTGGAGACAAGGCCGGAAAGACTCGCACGGCTGAAGGCGGCGCACGCATCGCTACGCCTGACGAACTCAAACTTCGCGCCGAGTCCACCGTTCCAAAAGACGACAAGCGTATTGCTACCGAGTTGGCAACGCAGTTGCGGGATACGCTGGATCAGCGAACTTATGCTACGCCAGAACAGCCATCACCCGCAGGCAAAGGGGGTTCTAATCGCGCAGACATGGCGCTTACTTTTGGCGCTCAAGAGCGCGGGATGCGTGCGGATATTGCCAGTCGCGCAGAGTCTCTAGACGAAGACACCAAAGACTTTGTGCGCCTTGCAGCCGATACGTTAGACCAGATCGAGGACAAAGCGCTTATCACACGCCTCAAAGAAGGTTTGCAAGACGTGGCTGAAGGCCGCAAAGTCAGCGCACTGACGCAGCAAGAACTCAAAGACTTTGTAGCCACTCGTGCCAAGGATGTGCAGAGCACCACGCGCCCCGGCGCTACCCCGGAAGAGTTGCAACGCACCAGCGCCCAGCCGCAAATGTCGTTGGCGGGGTTTGACGAAGTTGGAGAGCGTACTCAGCGTGCTACACCTAAGAACTTCCAGAAGATGCTGGACTCCAAGGATGTGCAGGGTATGCGTGCGGCCATTGCAAAAATGCGCACCGACAACATTGAAGCAATTCAAGAAGCCGCACGTAACACCCCGGCTGCGCTGCGTGCATCACGTACCGCCAAAGCTCGTGTAGCGTATAACGCGGCACTTGCACAGGAACAGAAAAACTCTTCAGTTGTCAGTAAGCTAAAAGCCGTGTTCACAGAAGAGCGTGCGGGCGCAAGAGAAGTTGTTGACGCGCTGCAAAATCAACTTGTTGGTTTGCAAAAAAGAATTGACGAAGTTGCCGAAGTTCGTTCGATGTTAGGAAAAGAAACAAACGACATGGCGTTGATGATACAAGCGCCAAGTGTTTTGGGGCAGGAAAAAGCACTTCAAAAACGTTTGAAAGAAACGCAGACTGCTTTGGATTTTGCTAAAGATTTGGTTGTTGCCGTAGACAAACAAAACGCTGCCAGTGCGACGTTGTATGACATGCTCACTAAAGAAGTCACAACTACTACAGAAGTTCAACGTACTAGAGCGGGTGGATTTAGATCAGCGGGGGGTAAGTTCCAAGCGTTCGAAAAACAGCAGCGGCGGGGCGAGCAAGCGGTTGAGGATGCGCGTAAAGAGCTAGATGCTGCTGAAAGGGCGGAGCGTGAAGCTGCCGTAGAGGTTAAAGAAACTAAGTCGGTACAGTCAGAGTTCCGCGATGCGGCGCAACGTGCTCGTGAAGGTTTGGACTTGCCCGGACTGCGCAGCACGGTTGATACGACCAAGATGCGGACGCAGATTAGCAACATCCGCAGCGCTATGGGATCGCTCGATGCTCAACTCAATGCGGAAACAGACCCCGTTAAGAAAGCAGCTATCCAAGCAAAGATAGACGCTACGGCGGCTAAGCTAGAAACTGTTTACGCGGACGCCCCGCGTATCACGACGGCTATTGCTGAAAAAGACCAGCTCTTGTTTGAGCAGACGTTTGACGACGTTCATATTGCCGCTTACGACAAGCAGATGGCCAAGGCACGCATCAAGGGCGGCGAGTACGGCCCCGCACTAGCCAGCCGCAAACAAGGCGCAGTTGCGCGAAGCGGCCCGTTGACGGTACAGACCGGCGAGAAGCGTGCAACTCCGGCAACTGAAATGGCCGGTAGCGCTCTTGAACGCGTTGCGCAGGAACGTGCCGCGCTGCGTGAGTTGGAAGACCGCGTTGCGTTCTTGCGCAAAGAAGGCAAAGATAAAGTTAAGGGGCGGCTGACGGATGCCTTTAAAGCGCTGCAAGAGAAAGTTGCAAAACAAAAAGCGGTTGTTGCAGAAACGGAAGACGCACAGAAAGCCCTCGTTGCTGCTGTGCGCGATGTAAGTAAAGAAGGACGTGAAGCACGCAAAGAAACGGGCGGGACTGAAGGCGGGCGATTCCCTGAACGTCGCGCAGGAAATGTTTTGTTCCGCACAACCACTCGTGGCGGTCCTACGTTGGCTACCGAAGAAGTGTCAGATATTGCAGATCGCATCACCGCTGACTGGAAGAACGCTCCTGAAATTGTTGTAGTGGCAACGGAGAACGAACTGCCGCTGCGCATATTGGGGCAGCTTGTCAAGCGCGAAGCCACCAAAAACACGCCCGGCTTGTTTGATATTCCAAGTGGCAAAGTGTATTTAATTGCCAGCAATCTTCGTAGTGCCCAAGATGTGGTGCTTACGGTTGCGCACGAAGCAACAGGCCACTACGGTCTGCGCGATTTACTTGGCGGCGACTACACCCGCACGATGGACAGCCTCTACGCAGGCAACCCGGATGTGCGTAAAAAAGCCGACGCGAAGCTGTCAAAAGAACCTGAACTAACTCAGCAGGTTGCCGTTGAAGAAGTGCTGGCCGACATGGCCGAGACGGGCGGTGTTACGCCCGCTGAGAAAAGCGCCTTGCGCCGTATCTACGATGTTCTTCGTAACTGGTTCCGCACCACCTTCAAGCTGCCAAACGTCACCGATGCGGAAGTCCAACAGCTTGTTGCCAACGCCCGCAAGCAGGTCATTGAGGGCGGCGAGAAAGCAGAAGGCATGGCACCGAGCGGCGAAATACTGCGCCGCACTAAACAGACGGAGCCAGCTAACGCACTTGAAGCGCTGGCGCGGGACATTACAACACAGCCCAAAACATTTAAGGAAAAGCTTGGCAGCAATTTTGCACTGCAAACCGAAATGCAAGCCGTGGACATGCGTGCCGGTTTGCGCGAGACGCTCCGCTTTGGAGACGACAGTCTGTTTACCCAAGCCATGTACCATGTGCGCAAGGCCGAGCAAAAGATGGCGCAGATGTTCACGGTCATGAATAGCGGCCCGTTGGTGTCGTACAAAGACGAGAAAGGGCTTGTCGGCTACCGAAGCTCTAACCAGAACAGCGCTCGTGATGTGTTCGATGCCATCGCTGACATACCTGTGGACGACCCGCAGTTGAAAACCAACATCGCACAGGCGTATCTAGTTGCTATCCGCGCAAACAACAAAGGGCTGTCGAAACTGGACCTCGGTGAACTGGGCGTTACACAAGAAGCCCTTGACGCTGCCTTGGCCGCTGCCGATGCCGACCCTGCCCTGAAAACCGCACTGGAGACCGTGCGCCGCAAGTACAACGCTTACAACAAGGGCTTGATTGAGTTTCTTGCTTCGACTGGCCGCATCTCTAAGAAGACAGCAGCCGACTTGCTGAAAGACGGCGATTACGTTCCGTACTACCGTGTGCGCGACAACGGCATGGCGGAGCTAAACTTTGGCAACAATGTCACGTTCAACGTGGGCGACATCCGCCGCCAGCCATACCTTGCGGAGCTTAAAGGTGGCCAGACCAAGTTGCTGCCCCTGAACGAAGCCATTCAGCAAAACACATTGTTGCTGACGGACATGGCGCTGACCAACAATGCTGCGAAGAGCGTTGCGTACGGTTTGCAAGCGCTGGGCAAAGGCATGGGTCCAGTCGATCCCAGAACAGGCAAGCCTAGCAACTTGATGCCAATTAAAACTGGTCCGGGTCCTGCTGACGCACGCACCATTCGTTTCTTCCAAGAGCCTGACCCAAGCGACCCGAAAGACACAGGCGAGCGCCACTTGCTTGTCAATACCAAAGGCACCGCAGCCGAAGGCATCCCCGCCGAGCTGGTCGTGCAAAGCCTGGAAGGAGCAAGCCTTGCGCTTCCCGGATTCCTCAAGCTGGGCGGAGCTGCTGCCGATCTGCTGCGTGCTGGTGTGACGCGCACGCCTTTGTACATTGCCCGCAAACTTGTTCGTGAGCCGATGGCTGCGGCCTTTACGGGTGGTCTGAACACCAACGCGTTCTCGGCGGTCTTCAAAGCAGGTGCTGAGTTTGTACGCATGAGCCGTGGCACTAGTGACGCACAGGTTAAACTGATCGAGAAGGGCTTGATTCAGTCCAATATTTTCGCAGGCGACATGTCTGACATGAAGAAGATGGCTCTTCAGCTTGCCAGCGGCAAAGACCAGAGCGCATTCGACAAAGTACTGGCCGCAGCCGACCGATACGCAATGCGTGCTGATGCTGCCACACTGGCGCTGGTACTCAAGAACGCTGAAGAGAACGGGCTGTCAGAAGTCGAAGCCGACATGATGACGATGGAGTCGATGAACTTCTACAAGCGTGGGCTTTCGCCTACGCTGCAATACGCCAGCCGTTTGATCCCGTTCTTCAACGCGCAGATTCAAGGTCTGAACGTGTTGGTTAAAGCTGCACGGGGCAACATGCCGTTCGAGGAGCAGCAGCAAATCAAGCGCAAGTTCTTCAACAACGCCATGCTGCTAATGGCTACGGGTCTTGTGTACGCAATGGCGATGGAGGACGACGAGACCTTCCGCAACGCCCGCCCACGGGACAAGTACTCCAACTTCTTCCTGCCTATCCCGTTTGTGGATGAGCCAGTTAAACTGCCCATTCCGTTTGAAGCCGGTTACTTCTTCTCGCTGGCTGTGGCTGCCGTTGACGGTATGCGTGCCGAGACCGATGGCAAGGCGCAGTTTCAAGCGCTGCGTGACTTGTTTCTAGGTTCTATTCCCGGCTACTCGTCAATGGGCATTCCTCAACTTGTTAAACCGGCGTTTGAAGTATGGGCCGACAAGAATTTACTGACAGGTGCCCCCGTGGAACCTCGCCGTTTGCAGGGCGTCAACATTGAGGAGCGGTACCTTGCGACCACCACAGAGCTTGCCAAACAGATGAGCAAGGCGGTGCCAATCCTGTCGCCTGTTCAGATCGAGCACATTGTGCGCGGGTATCTGGGCGTGCTGCCCTTGGTGGCTGCGGCGGGAGCCAACAGTTTGTTTGAGGGTGAGAAAAAGGCGGAGAAACCCGAAAGCCGTGCGTCTGAGTTACCGTTGATTGGCACCGCGTTCCAAAAAAAGTACGGTGGTGGCGATGCCGACGTGGTATACCGCGAAGCGCAAGACGCCATTGAGGCTCGCAACACATTTAACAAGATGCTCAGAGAAGGCCGCAGAGAAGACGCCGTTGCTTACCGCGAGGAGAACAAGGCTGATCTAGCTATGGCTTCCGCTGCGGGGCAGTATCGGCAAGTGGTTGGTCGCATCAACGAGGACATCCGCCGCACGCAAGATCGCACTGACTTGACACCACAAGAAAAACGCATCCGTCTGGATGCGCTGGATAAAGCCAAACAGGAACGCGCCGATGCGTTTATTAGTCTTTCACGCAAAGTGGCGGAGCGAACAAGCTAAGCAGCGCGGTCGGGGAGGCGATAGAACCACACCCCGATGATGCCGTCCCGGATGCCCGCAATAGCGCGGGCATCTCGGTATCTAAGAGCTTGGTTAAGCCCCTTGACGCGCACGGCTTCCGTGTCGAGGCAGGGGACGAAGAACCCCTGCCCGCGTTCAGTCTTGTCCCACGGGAACTGAATTGAGTAGCTCATGGTCCTTCTCGGTTACAAGGCGTGAAATCTTCAGCACTGCCACGCGCATCTGAGGGCCACGGGTCTTGGCGGTCATGTCCTTCTTGGAGATTTCCGTCACCTTGAACATGTCCCCAAGCTGGCGCTTGAAGTCAGCGTAGCCGAAGCTCATGTTGGCGCAGCAAGCCTTGAGCATACTCTGCTCGATGAAGTAGTCGATGTACCCCGGCGTTGTGCCGTGCTCGATGCGCCCCATGATGCGTGAGCGGGTAGTCGAGTCATCGACCTCCTTGCCGTTGCCAAGCTCTGCCAGAACGCGGTTGCCCTCGATGTGGCGGATAACGATGAAGTGGCCGTAGTGTTCACGGGTATAGGCGTTCAGGACATCTTCAGCGCTGCGGGCGTTGCCCTTGATGTTGTTGCGCATACCTGTGACGATGCCGTGCAGGAACTCAATGATCTTGCCCATGGGGATGTCCACAACACCCGCGTGTTCCTTGGACAACAAGATGCCAGCGCCGACCAACTCGGCAATACCCGCCATCCAGAAGCGCTCGTCATTGGTGGCGTCAAACTCTTTGTACATGTTCGACACAATCTCGGGCACCAGCGTCTTGAGCATCTCGACGTTCTTGGCCATGTATTCGACCAGCATGTGGCCAGCCACAGCGTAGTTGTGCTGCAAAGACTTGACGATCTCGATCTCATGCGGCTCCCACTTCAATGGCTGGTCCATGATGAACTCCAGCAAGCGGCGCAGCTCGCCCTCGGATGCGTGGTTGCGGCCCCCAGTGAGCATGTCCACGGCGTGGGTGTTAGACGACATGATTGCCACGGTCATCCATGTGGACAGGTTCAGGCGCTCTTTGTTGGAGCCGGACTCCATGCGCTCCTTGCCACGGCCCTCGGTCATATCCAGCAGGAACTCTGGGAACCACTCGAAGTTGTTGCGGTTCTTGCTGGTGATCTCGTCCGTAATCAACGGGTTGCTGTTGAGCAGGCCCAAGCGCTGCTGCATGGCTACGGGGGATGTGCCCTTGCCTGTGCGGTAGTGGGTGGGGTGGCCCCAGACGGATGCGGCTGCTTCCAGCGCCAGCGTCTTGCCCGTGCCGGACTCGGTTGAACCGCAGTGGTAGGTCATGCCGTAGATACCTGTGAAGCGCATCAGTGGCGCTCCAGCACCGGCAAGCATAACGGCCAAGTGGGCGTACATCTTCTTGTGGATGAGCAGGTTAATGAATGCTCGCCACGCCTCGATGGTGCCGGTCGGCTTGGTGTTTGCCACGATGTTCTCCAGCCCCGCCATGGGGACCGAGACAGGCGCTGCTGTCTTGCTGTAAATCTTGCCAGCGAAGACGTAGGTATCGTCTTCTTGCCAGCCATAGTTTGATGGCACTTTAACGGCTGCCTTGCCGGTACTAGCTTGTTCCACACATGCCCTAACATATTCAAAAAGGTTTTTGTCGTTACCAGCGCCGAAGGCGGCGATGATGTTTTGTTGAGCCAGCGATTTAACTGTCTCGTCTCTGCTCACTACCGCCCGCTGCGGGATTGTGATTGTTGCTGGCCCCTCGGGTCTGAGCGCCAGCATGTGAACGGTGTGGTCACCGTTAGTGTTCAGGATGTCAACCACGAACAGGTCGTAAGGCAGGAGCATCACTTGCTTCTTGGATGTGTTGCCGTCGGCGTCTTCCATCGACTTCTCGGAGAACACGCCGCCCTTGGAGCCGTAGCCGAACCCACGCGGAGGCGTAGGGCGCAGCAGCTTCTTGACCTCGGGGGCAATGCTCGGGCTTTCGGACGGGATGACGATCTCAATTTCCTTCTCCTCAGTCTCGACAGCGATCTCTCGCCCAAGCGCCAAGGGGTTGGTAATTTTGCCGAAGTGTTGACACCCGTCACACACGCCGGGGTTCTCGCTCTCGAACTTCACGCACGGGTACGGCCCCTTGATCTGGGCCTGCTTCTCGCGCATCCGCACCTCGTCGTAGGGATGCAACTCACTGAGCCACACCGCTGCGCGGTCGCCGTCCGAACACTTCTGGGCAATGCTCAACCAGCCACGCCAGAGCGGCTCCATGCCGTCATCTTCTGCGTTCTCAACGAAGTGCTTGAGCTGGGCGCAGCCGATACCCTTCTTGGTCTTCAGGTAGATCGTGCCGAACTTGGTCGTGCTGTTCTCGAACAGCTTGGCTCCGGCCATCGTTGCTGGTACAGCAGGCGCTGCATCTGGGCGCTTACCCGGCAGACCCAACGCGGACGTTGCCGATACTGGAGCAATCGTAGTCAGCTTGGCCGCAATGGCTTGGCTGATGGTGTCGAAGTCGAACCTGTCACCCTCGGCCAGCAGCTTGACCTGCTTGGGTTCACCATACTTCCACGACCCGTCATCGTTCTTCTTGAAGTTAAACGTGTCAGGGATGCGCAGAACTCGGGCGGCGTCCGCCGTCACAGTCATATCGATGTTGAGCTTTTGCTGCTTGCACAGGCGCTTCAAGTTCTCGGCAGTGGGCTTCCACACAGCCACATCGATGTCTTCGGTGAGCGGCCAGTAGCAGTGCAACCCGCCGCCAGAGAACACGATCCACGGAGCACCAAGCGCGTCCAAGCCAGTATCGGCAAGGAACGCACCAAGCGCCAGTGCAGCTTGCTTCTTGGAGGCGTAGCCGTCCATGTCGATAAACAAAGACTTGATGAAGCGTGCGTTCTCCGCAGTGCGCTTGCCTGCTGTCTCAAACGTAGCCAGCGCGAAGTAAACATCCTGCTGCGCTTCGACCCAGCCTTCTACGGCAGGTGTGATCTCTTCCAGAGCGTTGACATATACGTGCTTCTTTTTGTTTTTGCTGAATCCTGCCGCACAGTAAACCCCTGTAGTCGGGGACGGCAGAACAACCGCAAGGAATTCAAGCGGGGTCATTAAAGTCCTTGGGGTTACACGAACAGGTCGAGCTGCTTTTCGTCGCGGACAGGGTGTTCGTTGATGGGCGCTATGCGGCAGAAGCGTGAGTACAGTTCAAACTGGAGGTCAGTAGGCAGACCCGCCATAGTCCACTGGTTGTCGCAAGCCAAGATCAGCTCGCGGTTGCTCAGGCTTGAAGGTTGTAGTGATGACATATTTTTCCCCATGCCTCGTCGGCAGAGCGTGAATCTTGAAGGAACTTGAGCAGCGTTTCAACGCGGTGCTCGTACGCAGGGAAGATGTCCCCGCCTGCGAACCAGTTGTATGCGGTCTGGCGTGTGACGCCTAGCGCTATTGAGATGCGAACGACAGAAAAGTTATGGTGAACAGCCCAACGTCCGAGCTGATTGCCCGGAGTCTTTGGCGCACGCATAACCATGTCGATTGTTTTTTGTGAGTAAGCCATAGTGGTATTAAGAGCGCTGGGACACGCAGGGCAGGAAACGCAGTCATGGATGTGTAAGTCTGTATTTAACGACGCAATTTACAACCGCCGACCCATGCAATACAACCGCTGCCTGCGGCCCAGCGAAACTTTTATTTACGGATTAACTGTACTCACAGATCCCGTCTTGCCGCGTGTCCACAGCATGAGGCTGATCCGTTTAGCTCCCGCCTTCAACAGATCATCAACCGTGTAGACGGCGATGCCCTGCCTTGGGTAGCCGGGGCCGACAAAGAGACTGTCATTGCGGTAGTGTGGAAGATATGTCACACCATTAACTTGGTAGCCGTAGTTGTCCACGCGAGGCGCGGTGTCGTGTGTTGTTGTCATTTTTTTCCTTTGATGTTAAGGGTTACTCGTCATCCCAGTCAGCGACCACATCGGCCAGCGCTTTCTTGCCGGGCACAGCGGTTGGCTTTGCCGCCGCTGCCTTCTTCACGACTGGCTCTTCGTCTTCCTCGTCTGCCACTTCAACCACGGGGGCTGGCTTGGCCTTGGCCTTTGGCTTCGGTGCGGGTGCTTCGTCTTCTTCCTCGACTTCTGGTGCTGGTGCAGCCTTGGCAGCGGGAGCCTTGCCCTTGAGTGCGTCCGCAGGCTTGCCCATGTCCATACCAGCGGCGTCCATCGTGATGGCCTTCTTGGCTTCGGCGGTGTCGCCCTGCTTGGTGGCTTCAGTGAACTCGTCATCGGTCAACCAGCGCATGGCTTTGAAGAACAACTTGGGGGACTCGCTGGCAGTGTCGAACTTCATACGGGTCACAACAGTGCTGGGGTCAACGCCTTGGGCCACGAGCCAGCGAGCGTACGCTTGCAGTGGGCGGTTGTCGCCTTCTTCCTTGCCGAAGATCGAGGTGGCTGGCAGGGACAACTGCATCACATCGCCTTCAATGTTGTTGGCCAGCGTCACGGCCAAGCGCTGCTGATAACGGCAGGCACGGCTATTGCCTTGACCGGAGCCCGCCACGTTCTGTGGGCAGGAGGCGCAGGTGTCGGACTGCTTGGCCTTGCTCTTCGGGTCAGGCTTGTCGCCGTCATTGGACTGGCAGTCAGGTGCGGTAGCGGTTGCGTCCTTGTCGTACTTGGCTGCGTAGAACACGCGGGCCACCTTCGGGGCGGCCTTGACGATCACCACATCGAGGAAGCGCTCATCGACTGCTGCGATTTCTTTGCCGTCAGAGATCAGACGGAACACACCGCCTTTGATCGACACGCGCTTACCGCTGGCACCAGCACCGCCACCCGCAAGGGCTTTGGCAATGTCAGACATCTCGGCCTTGCGTGCAAACGCTGGGACTTGGGAGGGGTTAAAAAGGGCTACGTTGCTCATGGGGTTCTTTCTTACTTGCTTGGTTTGCGAACGGAAATATCGTACTCAGCGTTGGAGTTGAGTCCGGGTGGCAGGGTGCCGGGGTTTTCTTCGAGGAACTGCTTCATGTTGCCCTGAGCAATTCGTTTCTCGAACAGATCGAGCGCGTCATGCTGCGTCACAAAGGTCTTGAACGAATCCCAGTCCGATGTTGAGTAGCGTGTCTTGATCGACATGACAACTGTGCCTTGCGGCGTGTTGACGGATGTGACACCAAGCGCTTGCATCTGGTCTTTCATTGCGTGCTTGATGTCGTCTTGCGTGGCCTTGAGCATCTCCACTTTCGTGTCGTACTCCTTGGTCAGCAGTTCGATTTCGCTGCGAATCTTTCGGTAGACCTTCGCCAGCTTGTCGAGGGGGATGACTGGTGTAGTCATGGGCTTCTCCTGTTGTTGTTTGTCTAAGGTTGGACAGTGTACACACGTTCTGGTTCTTTGCAACTCCTTTATTTTTTAATTTCCATGTTGAACATTTCGGTCAAAAGTGAGTGGCTGCTCACATTACTTTGCAGTGCCTTGAACATCTTCTTCTCGATGGGACTGCCCTCGATGTGGATGACCGTCACCTTGTCAGAGTCCTGACCCTTCCTGTCAGCTCGTGCAATGCACTGAACGTACTGCTCAACAGACATCAACGGTCCGTAGAACACAACGGTGTCAGCAGCAGTTAGGGTAATCCCGTGTGCCGATGCTTGCGGTTGCATCACGAGGACTCGCGGGTCGGCTTCCGTTTGGAAGCGCCTGATGATGTCCGCACGCTTGGTCGGTGTCACGCCGCCGTGGATGCACTCAGCGCTGATGCCCTTCTTGCGCAAGTGCGTATGCAGTGCGTCAATGCTGGAGCGGAACAGCGCAAAGATCAAAACCTTGCGGTCAGTCTCCTCAAGGATTTCTTCAATGACACTCATGCGGGGGCTGGCGTCAAACTCTACTACCTCATGGTCGTCCGTGTAGGCAGCGCCGCAACTGATCTGGAGCAGCTTGGACACGCTAGCTGCGGCATTGACCGCGCTGATTGTCTCCCCCGCCGCATGGATCATCATGCTGTCCTTGAGCAAGTTGTAGTACTTGGCCTGCTGCGGCGTGAGCGCTACCTCTCGCGTTACTGTGACGACTGGCGGCAAGTCCAGACACTGCGCTTTGGTGAACCTGATGGCCGGTTGTAGCGCGTCATGCACTAGGTTCTTTGCGTCAGGCTTTGGTGCCCACTTGAACATGGTGATCTTGTTCATCACTTTGTCGCGCCATGCTGTGAAGAACTTCGGAACGCCCTCCGGGTTCACCAGCTTGGCCAAGCCATACGCATCGACCGGGGACTGTGACGCTGGAGTTCCCGTCATCATCCACAAAAAAGTC